GTGAAGCTACGTGCAATACTCTATCTACGTCTCTCCGTCTCTGACGACGCCTCTACATCCATCGCAAGGCAGGAGCGCGACCTCCGCGAGCTTGCCGAGCGTGAAGACTGGGAGATCGTAGCCGTCCTTACTGACGACGGGATCTCGGGCCGCAAAGTCCGAGCCAACGCTCTGGAGGCCCTCCGGCAACTCCGCACCGGAGAGGCCGACGTTCTGGCCGTCTGGAAGCTCGACCGCTGGACCCGTCAGGGCCTCTCCGCGGTGGGCGACTTGGTCGACACCTTGGACTCACGGAAGGGCGAGGCCCTCTTCGTCGCCCTGAAGGACGGCCTCCGCTCCGATCAGCCGGCATGGCGCATGATCGCCGTCGTCCTGGCCGAAACCGCGAGGACCGAAGCGGAAAACACCGCCCTCCGCGCCAAGTCCTCCTTCAAAACGCTCCGGCACGGTGGCCGCTTCTCTGGCGGTATGGTCCCCTACGGCTACCGGACGGCGCCCGCGCCCGACGGCCCTGGCCGCGTCCTGGAAGTCGACCCCGCCGAAGCCAAGATCGTCCGCGAGATCGCCGACCGGATCTTGGACGGCGAAAGCCTGACGAAGATCACGACGTGGCTCAACGTGAACGGCATCCCCTCGGCAAAGAGCGAATACCGCAAGGCCCTACGGGAGGGAAGGCCCGCCGACGGCGCCGACAGAGGAACGTGGTATCTCTCCACGATCAAGGCGGTCTGGACGGCTGACCATCTGCTAGGCCGCGTGATCCACAACGGGAGCCCCGTCCAAGACGAGCACGGCCTCCCTAAGCGCATTTGGGAGCCGATCCTCGACCTCTCCACGCTGACGAGCCTCCGCGCCCGCCTAGACCCGCCAAGGGGAACAGGCCCGAAGGCCCGCTCCCGCGCCGCTCGCCTCCTCTCCGGCCTCCTCTTCTGCGCCTACTGCGATATGAAGCTCTACGTCCGCTCCTCGGGAGGGCGCCCAATCTACGGTTGCCCCTCGTCCGCGAAGGGGACGGTCTGCGCGTCGCCCCGCGTCGTCGCTCAAAAGGTCGAGGACTACGTCGCCGAGCGTTTCCTGGCGCTTGTCGGCGACCTTCCGGAGATCGAGGAGCACGACGTAGTCACGGACCCCGGCACAGTCGAGGCCCTGGCCGAAGTGGAGCTCGCTATCCGCGACACGTCCGCGGCCTTGGCCGACGACGACGCAGACCTCGCCACCCTCCTCGACCGGCTTGCGGTCCTGAAGGAACGGCGCACGGACCTGAAGAACCGCCCTGCCGCGATCGAGAAGATCGTCAAGGAAACTGGCCGGACGCTCCGCGAGGCTTGGGAGGCGACGGACGACGTAGACAAGAGGCGGAAGCTCCTCATGGAAGGCATCGACCATGTCCGCGTCTCCAGCCGGACCCGCCGAGGGAACATCTTCGAGCCCGACCGCCTGAAAATCTTGTGGAGAAGCTGACGCCGGAGGCGGAAGCCGCCACTTCGACGCCGGCGAGGAGCGTGTAAACCGCCCTCCCAATGACGCTATGAGTGACGAAGTGACGGAAGTGATAGCACTTCGCATTAGTGTTCAAGAACCTCTCTCTCTTGAGCACTAATACAAAGACACATCACTTTCGTCACTTCGTCACTTTTCCTTTTTCTGAGCTCCTCTGAGCAATCCTTCGCCTCTGGCCGACTCCTTCAGTGTCCCAACACCGACACTGCAAAGGAGCCCCTCAAATGGCCTCTCCAGAGCATCACCGCTCCACCGCTGAAGCCCTCCTAGAACAGGCCAAGGGCTACGCCCCAAGCTCAGCCCCTCGCCTTGCCTACCTCGCCGAGGCTCAGGTCCACGCGACGCTCGCCCTCTCCGCCCCGGTCGAAATCAAGCCCGTCCGCACGCGCAAGGCCACCGCTGCGAAGAGCGAGGAGGCCGCAAAGTGACCGCCGCCGTGAAGCGCCTCCGCGCCAGCCTCCGTGAAGCGATCGAGTGCGAGGCCACCGTGACCCTCGTCCTCGACTCTGGCCGGACCCTGACCGGAACCGCCAAGGAGCACCCGAGCCTCTCCGACGGCTACTACCTGCTGGTCCCCGTCGACTCCGGCGACCGGCGCCCCCACGCATTCCACCGCTCAGAACTGGAGGAAGTGATCTTCGAGTGACCCCGCAAATCCGCCTGATCTCTGCCCGCAACGCCGGAACCCCCGTTCGCGTCACCCTGGACGACGGTCGCGTGGTGACCGGCGTAATCGAGCGCTCCCTGACCGAGCACCTGAAGATCCACCAGGAAGGCGCCGCCCGCCCGACGATCTTCCTGGCCGAGGACGTGATCGAGGTAAGGCCCGCGTGACCTTCCTCGAAGTCCTCCTCGGCATACTCGACGCCCTCCCCTGCTACTGGCCCAGCTTCAGGAAGGAGTCCCGCCGTGGACGGCGCCGATAAACCCCTCCGCGAGAGCTCCCTCGGCGATGCCTTCAGCGCCCTCGCCGAAGCCGTCCGGCAGACCTACGCCCCGCTCTTCGAATTCTTCGACGAGGTCGGTTACTACGAGCCGCTCCCCGCGACGAAAAAGCCCCTCATTCACAACGGAAGGAAGCCCCGAAAGTGAACCCTAACCAAGTCTTCACCCATGTCGACGAAGACGGCGACTGGCTGACCGTCGAGCACCAAATGACCGACTCCGGCGAACCCGTCGCCGAGCTCGACACCGACGCGAACCGCACGGTCTACGTCACCAGGGAAGACGCCCCGAACGTCGCCCTGGCGATCCTGAAGGCCGCTGGCTGGGAAGCCGACGCCCTTGGAAACCCCGTCAACCATGCCGTCCGCGGCCTCGCCAAGTACATCGAGGACCGCAACGAAGCCAAGGAAGCCGAGGCCCTGGAAGCGCTCCGGCTCGAAACCGAGAAGCTCGACGGCGAGGCCCTGGCCCTGCTGAACGCCGCTACCGGCGAGCACTTCAAGGCCCTGCCCGAAACCCACAACGTCGCCAAATTCTGGCGAGCCGCCGCAATCAAGGCCCGCGAGATTCACAGCTGAGACGAGGCCGAGGAGGAGAGCTTTCGAGGAACGTCTCGCTTCGAGGTCCGGACCTTGCCGGCCTGCTTCAGCAAGCCCCTCTAGGGCCTGTAAACGAGCGACGGAACGCCGCCCCTGGGCGCCCCTCTTCCTCCTCGGCCTCTAGTCCTATTCGTACCCGTTGAAAGGAGCACGCAAACATGACCCTGAACCCATTCCAGCGCCGAATCCTCTTCGCACTGAACTACACCGGCAAGCACGTCTTCGGCGGCATCGACCCCGCTGAAAAGGCCAAGCGCCGCGCCAAGGGCAAGGCCCAGCGGGCCGCGAGGAGGGCCTCACGTGGCTGACCGGGAGTTCAGAAGCACCCCCATCGTCCCGCTGGTCCGCTCCCTGGAAGAGGTCTATAACGCCTGGAACGACTCCGGCCCCTTCCCGCCGATCCACCGCCGCGCCAAGCGGAAGCTCCGGCAGGAGTGGCCCGCCCTGGCCGGAGCCCTCGACCAGCTGACCGCCGTAGTTCTCGACGATCCGGAGCCCCGCCCATGACTGACGAACACAACGCACTCGACGAGATCCGCAAGCGGACCCAAACCACCCGCGACGTAATCAACGGCGCCCGTCACCGGAACAACTACGTGATCGAGTCCCCGGCGCTCCTGGACCGGGAGGCCCTCCTGCGGGCCGTCGACGCCGCCCTGGCGGCAGGAGGCGAGAACGTCCGCGAGGCCGTTTACACCGCCCTGCAGAAATAGCAAGAAAAGCCTCTCCCTGACTGGGAGGGGCTTTTCTGCTTTCCCCTAGTATGGCCCTGTGCCTACCCTCAGATTCCAGCTGGACGGCGTCCCCTACGAGTACGAGTGGACGCAACCCGACTTCACCGGGAAAGCCGTCCAGCGCTACACCTACGGGCAGGAGCCGAAGGTCATTGCTTCCCTGGACCTAAGCGACGGGCGCACCGTTGAGATCCACGGCTACGCCGAGCACTGGACGAACGACGAGGTAGTGATCGTCTGGACCGACGATAATTTCCAGCACTGCTCCGCCTGGATGCCGACCCGTAAGGTGCGGCGCCCAGACGGAGACGAGTGGGATGGGAAGTTCGTCTCCCGCTGAAGCGGCTACTTCAGCACGGTAATGATCGCGTAGGCCATGACGTACACAAGCGGCGTCATAGCGGCAACGATCGCTGTAGTCGAGGAGTCCTCGCTACGGCGGGTAGAGCGGCGTTTCTTCGCCATATAGGCACTTCTTCCCGGCGCCCCTGGGCCCGTTCGTATTGCGCCCCTTCCCGGCGACGGCATACGCTAAGGCCCAGACAACACCTTTCTTAGTCGGACGGTTTTGTCGACGAGTGGCCGCCCCTCCGAGTCCAAGCTTCGGGGCGGCTACTGACGTTTAAGAGCCTAGCCGGAAGATCCGCGATTAACCCATCCCCTATACCTCGCTGCCAGTGAATGCCTGTGAAGTACGTCCCCACAGCCCATTGTTTGCCTGTGGAATACCCTGTGGACCCGTAACTATCCACAGGCTTATCCACAGTGGAGAAATAGTGAACTACTGCGCCTACTCCACAACGAAGTTTCCTCTTACGTAAGACGACTTACGTGAGTTACACTGTTTACACGCCATAAGGAAAGGACAAAGGAAATGGCCGCTGTAGCTTACGAGATCGAGAACTACGTCGACGAGGTCCCCGCCGAGATCGAGGAGATCGAGCCCGACAACCTTGACTTCGTCCTCGGTCGCCTCCAGAACCTCCACGACTTCCGCATCGTTCGCCGCGAAGCTGGCCGCGTCTACCTGGAGAACGCCCCGCACACGACCCCTGGCCGCATCGTCAAAGTCGTCTTCTACCGTCACGTCTAGTCACGTAAAGCGCCACCTGCAAGACTAAATCGAAAGGACCCGCTATGCTCGCCCACCACCACAACAACCGGCTGACCGCCCGCGCCACGGCCGCGGCCTTCGACTCCCCCGAGGGCCGTAGGGCGAGCGACAAGATCTACGCCAAGTTCGAGAAGCTCCGGAAGGCCGGCAAGCTCGAATACTCCGACCGCATCGACTTCGTCGATCAGGAGAAGCGCTTCCTCCTCATGAAGGACCGGGCCAAGAACGGCCCTCTCTTCAAGGCTTACCGGGAGGCCCTTGACTCCATCGACCAACGGACCCTCTAACGAACAGACCCTCTCCGGAGGGTCTTTTCTTTTGCCGTGAGCAGATCGCCGGCGCTGGCCGACTCCTTCTGTGTCGAAAGCCTTCGGCACTAACCACCAAGGAAGGAAGCCTCATGTTCACCCCGCAGATCCCGCTCGACGCCTACCTGACCGTACTCTCTTCCGCTTCTCCGGAAGATCACCCCTGGTCCTCTGAGGAATACGAAATGACCGCCGAGGCTCGCGCCGAGCTCGGCGAAGGCTTCACGAAGCTGGCTCACGGCATGGTCGCCTTCGTCACCGCCGCCACGAAGCATCAGGACTACGAATCCGCCCGCGCCGTCCTGGAGGACATGGTTCACACCTTCCCCGTTCAGGAGGACGGCAACGTACCCGGCCAGGAAGATCCCTTCGCAGCCCTGCTGGCGCTCCTCTCCGAGCACGGCGGCGAACCCGCCGACCCGGCCCTGATCGACGACGAGGGCAACGTCAACCCCGACACCCTGCCTGTAGAGAAGTAACCCCGCCCCGAGGCGGCGAGGTCCTAACCGGCTTCGCCGCCTCTTTCCGTATCGCCAAGGAAGGAGGCCAGCAATGGCACGGCGCAAATCAAAGACCAATCTCCCCGCTGACTGGCACGAGTACCTCGAAGCGGAGGCCAACGGTCGGCACATCACCCCTGGAACTGAAGTCTCGATACGAGGCGAGCGCGGTCGCTTCCGCTTCATCAAGCGCGTCGTCCGCGACTCGGGCAAGGAATGGCTCGACTTCTGGGGCGGACCCAAGGGCTCCGAGAACTGGCGCTCATTCAGCGCCGATCAGATCCGCCGCGTCCACCGGATCGGCAAGACGGACAAGGCCCTGGTCGCGCAGCACAAAGCGAAGAAGGAGGCCCTCCGTGCCGCTTAGCCCGCTCGACAGCTTCTATCTGACCCTCGGCCAGATCTTCGCCTCGCTCCTCTACACCGCCTTCGTCCTCGGCGTGGTCGTCCTGATCGCCTACATCTGCGCCCGCGTCGAGATCCGCCAAGAACGCACCCGGAAGGAAGCCCGCAATGAATCCTGAAGAACCCGTATGCACCTGCATCACCCGGCCCGTCGGCCTCGGCATCAAGTTCGTCGTGGTCTTTGACCCGTACTGTCAGCTACCGAAGCACAAGGAGCGCGGCACCTACGCCGGACCCGCGCCGGCATACGAGGTGAAGGGCGGTGAGTGACCCGGTCGCCGAGCGCCTGGCAAGCGTGGCCTCGCGCTACGGCGAGCCCCTGGCACTCACGGCCCAAGCCCTCGCCCGCCTAGAGTACCGGCGCCGGCACTCGGGTAAGACGTGCGCCAAGTGCCAGCACGTCCGGCCGCTGTCCGCCTTCACCACCGACACCCGCAAGCCCGACGGCCTGAGCTCCCGCTGTAAGTCCTGCGAGGCCCAGCGCCAGCGCGAGCGCCGCGCATCCCGGCGTGTGTAAACGTACCCCCACGCTGGCTGACTATAACTGTGGGAAAAGGAAAGCCCTTCTCTTCCGCTCTGTGAGCTCCGACCTAATCGAGAGACAGACGGTAGGAGGAGGGCTTTCTGCTTTCCCCTCAGACTTTCCCCTTGCCGAGTTGAGCGCTTCCTTCCTTCCCGCTCCTCGGCCCAGCCCCGATTAGCTCCCGTCTTCCTTCCCGGTTGAGCATCGGGGTTCTCGGCCAATAAGGCCCTGCCTGGTCACTGCCCTTCACTGCTGTCTGGCCGGATTCGCAGGGCAACCCACAGGCCACAGCGCCGACAAATGAATGCAGGCTCTGCGCCGATGGCGTGCAGCTTATGGCGTGCCATAGTCCTGCCGCAGCAAGAGCACGTTGCGGTGTCAGACTCCACGGCTTTTGAGCGCGTCGGTCAGTTGGTCAAGGGTCGGCAGTCCCGCAAGCCCACTTGGAGTCGCATATACCCGGCAGGCCAGATCGCTGGCCGGGGCTCCGGTGGGAAAGATGTCGGCACCATCAACGGTGATGGTCGGGGAACCCGCGAATCCCGTCCCGGTAATGTCCGCGGCGGATTTCAGCAGTCGCATATTTACTGGAACATCTTTCCGGTCCAGCGCGGCGAGGGCTGCCTCCAAGCGCTCCCGCGCTTTGGCCGTGTTGGGGCATTCGTCGATATGGAGTAGTTCAATCCTCATCTACTCATTGTCCCCCGGACGAACTCAGGAGTACGCGCATCGGGGCTTTCTTGCCCCTACCACTTCCGCCAGAGCAACCCCCTCTTCTCTAGCAGGAAGACCCCCTACCCCCAGAGAGGAGCGAAGCAATGGCATGGGAAACCAGTAACCGTAAAGCCCAGCTCCCAGCTGACTGGACTACGCGCCGAGTCCGAGTGCTCCGACGTGACAGCTACAAGTGTCAGGCCCGCGACTCTCTCGGCGTTGTGTGTGGTGCTCCTGCTAATCAGGTCGACCACATCGAGCGAGGCAGCGACCACAGCCTCGACAATCTCCAATCGCTTTGTCGTTGGCATCACGCTCGCAAGTCTTCGGCTGAAGGAGCGGCGGCACGTCGGCCTCGTCCTCGACAGCGACGCGAGCCTGAACCGCATCCCGGCCTGATCCCCTCCTCGGCGTGAGCTCTTCGGCCTCCACCCCTGGGGGCTGACTCCCCCCACCCCCTCCTTCCCTCCTCGAAGGGGCATAGCGTCTCCCTGTCCGCGCGGGTCTGGGGGTTTGGAAGGTAGCAATTCAGTCTTGGGTCCGGAGCGGGTACCCCTCAGGAAGAAATACCTGAACTCCCCCCTCGTCGGTTTGCGCTTCTAGGCGATAAACCATGAGCGCCGTTTGGTACGGGACAACCGGCTGGTGACTGACGTAGGAGTGAGCTGCCTCTCGAAAAAGATCGGCCCATATGGACAAGTCAGCTAATACCTCATCTGCCTTCGGGGCATCAGCTCCGACTCCCTGCTCGGAGTCATCTCCTAGATCCCCTTTACGCATCGAATGCCAGTGCCCGGTGAGGGCTCTAAGCGCCATGTCATGGCCAGTCTTGGCATACTCGTAGAGCTCAGGTTCGAGAATGCCAATCTCTTCCGAAATTCGCGCCAACTGCCTGGCAGCTTTCAGCTGGCGCAATTCGGCCTTGTGGTCGATAAGTTCCTCCCTCCCCATCAACCACATGCAAAGCTCCTCGATAATCGTTAAGAGCTCACCGAAGAGATCTATCTTGCGGTCCAATTGCCGATCTCGGCGCTTTGCATCAGCTTCTACTCTCCAGCGCTCTGCATCAGCCTGAGCCTTTCTTCGCTCTCGCTTGCCTGAGATAACACCGGCTACCACTTGAGAAATTATGGCGCCGCCGGCACCGATAGTTGCGCTGCCGATCGCCAGCATCACTGCCAAGTCCTGGGCTATTTCCCCTGCCATGAGCTGACACTATCGCTCCCTTGCAGAAGTCGGGAGTATCCGAGCCTCATACTCCGAGCTCGCTGCCGCTGACCACAGGACTTTTCGTTCTTCAAGCCAAAAATATCCAGCTGCCTGGAAGGAGGCGCCTCATGGCCGGACGTGGCCCCGCTCCCAAAGCACAGCATCAGCGCGAGCGCGACACGAAGCGCCGCCAAGCTGACGCGATCCACCTGACCCGCGACGGCGAGATCCGCGGCCCCGAGTTCCCCGCCTGGATCGACAACCCGCACCCCGCCGCCCTCCAGTGGTGGGAGAACATCAGGTGCTCCCCTCAGGCCCAAGTCCTCGAAGACACCGACTGGGACATCCTGGCAGGCGCCGCCCGCGGCTGGAATGACTTCTGGCGCGGCACGAAGACGAACGCGACCCTCCTCGCCGAGCTCCGGCTGATCGGCGAGCGCTACGGCGCGACCTTCGTCGACCGCCAGCGGGCAAAGATCCAGATCTCCCGCGAAGACCCGGCAGAGGCCGAGGTCGTGCAGCTGCGGGCGGTGAACTCACGCGCTGACGTAATGGCCCGCATGAAGGGAGAGAAGCGTTGAGCACCCTCGCCCCGGCAGTAACCGCCGTAACCACTCTTCCCGAGTTCCCCCTCGACGGTTCGATCAAAACCCTCGGTTGGGGCTTGATTGAATGGGCCGAGAGCTACCTCCTTCAGCCCGACGGCGACCAGGCCGGCGAGCCCTTCGCGTTTACACGCGAGCAATGCAACTTCATCCTGTGGTTCTACTCCCTCGACGCCGGAGGCAAGTTCGAGAACCGCCGCGGCGTCCTCCGTCGAGCGAAAGGATGGGGCAAATCGCCGTTCCTCGGCGCCCTGGCCCTCGCGGAGCTCTGCGGCCCCGTTCGCTTCGGCGGATGGGACTCCTTCGGCGAGCCAATCGGCATCCAGCACCCGAAGCCGTGGATCGTCATTGCCGGCGTCTCCGAAACTCAGACGCAAAACACTTTCGACGCGATCCGCGCCATGTGCGAGGACTCGCTCCTGGTCGACGACTACGGCCTCGACGTTGGCCTGACCCGAATCCTGACGCCGACGGGCAAGATCGTCCCGATCACGGCGAACTCAGCCACTCAGGAAGGTGCCCGCCCGTCCTTCGCAATCATGGACGAGACGCACCACTGGACAATGAGCAACGGCGGCTACAAGCTGGCCCGCGTTGTCCGGCGTAACCTCGCCAAGAGCCGCGACGGCTCTGCCCGCGTGGTCGAGACGACGAACGCTCACGAACCCGGCCACGATTCCGTCGCCGAGGCGTCCTACCTCGCATGGCGGGCAATGGTCGAAGGCCGCACGGTCGCCAAGGGCCTCCTCTACGACTCCCGCGAGGCGCCCGAGAACATCGACCTCGCCGATGAAAAGGCCCTCATGGCGGGCCTGAAGGCCGCATACGGCGACGCGCACTGGGTCGACCTGGAGCGTATTCTCGCCGAGGTCTACGACCCCGACACCCCGCCCGAGGAAGCCCGCCGCTTCTACCTCAATCAGATCGTCGCCGCCGCCGACTCCTGGGTTGCCCCCGCCGAGTGGGCGAAGAACAAGCGCGAGGACCTGCCGCCGCTCCGGTTCAGCGAACCCGGCGCCCGCATGAAGGGCGACACGGTAACGCTCGGCTTCGACGGCTCCCTCGTGGACGACTCGACGGCCCTCGTCGCGTGCCGCGTGGAGGACGGCGCCGCCTTCCTCCTGGCGATCTGGGAGAAGCCCGAAGGGCCGAAGGGCCAAGGCTGGGAAGTCCCGAAGGATCAGGTCCGCGGCGCGATCGACCACGCTTTCGCCACCCTGGACGTAGTCGCGTTCTTCAGTGACGTTGCCTACTGGGAGACGGACATTGACGCATGGCGTGACGCCTACAGCGAGCGGCTCCTCGTCAAGGCGACGACCCGGCACTCGATCGGCTGGGATATGCGGGGGCATCAGATGGACACGACCCGCGCCGTCGAGGCCCTCCACCGGGCAATCACCGACGGCGAGCTCCCCTGGGCCCCGCACAAGCTCATTGCCGGCGCCTCCGGCTACTCCGAGCTCAACGCCGAGGAGATCCTGACCCGGCATATCAACAACGCCCGCCGCCGTATCAACCGCTGGGGCGTCTACTTCGGCAAGGAAACCAAGGAATCCCCCAAGAAGATCGACGCCGTCGCCGCGCTTGTCCTCGCCCGCATGGCGCGAACCCGCTTCCTCTCCGAGGGCGGGCTGAACAAGAAGCGCAAGAAGCCGGGGCGCCTCTACGGCTTCTAACCCCGTGTACACGACCCGCCCCGAAAGGAGGTCCCATTGGCAGTAGACGCACAGCTCGCCGCCCGTCTCGACGACGCGCTCGAAACAGACCTCTCTCGGGACGGTCGGCTCGGCCTCGTCCGCCGCTACCTCAACGGCGACCACGACATGCCTTACATGCCGAAAGGCGCCAAGGCTGAATACACGCACCTTGCCCACCAAAGCATCACGAACTGGACGCCGCTCCTGTCCGACACGTATGCAAAGGGCCTTTTCGTGGACGGCTACCGGCCAGCCAAAGCCGCTGAGAACGCCGCCCCCTGGGGCTACTGGCAGGCAAACGGCCTAGACGCCCGCCAGAGCGTCGCCCACCGCGGCGCCCTGGAATACGGCGCGAGTTACGTCCTGGTCCTCCCTGGCACCGTCCAGACCCGGCGCGTTCCACTTATCAAACCGCTCTCCCCGCTTCGCTCGGCGGCTTGGTATCAGGACGACGACGACGAGTATCCCGAGGTCGCTATCCGGCGCAAGGGCACGACGATCGACGGCACGAAGCTGATCGAGCTCTACGACCGGACTTACGTTTACACGTTCGCCAAGCCGAAGGACTTCGACTGGAGGCTCTCGAAGGTCGAGGAGCACGGACTCGGCTACACGCCGTTCGTCCGCTTCCGCGACCGCCTGGACGGCGAAGCAGTCGGCATCATCCGGCCTCACATCACCCTGCAGAACCGTGTAAACGAGATCGTCTTCTCGACCCTGATCGCGCTCCAGTACGCGGCCTTCCGCCAGCGTTGGGCCTCCGGCCTCGTGATCCCCGAGGACGACGACGGCAACCCGATCGAGCCGTTCGAGTCGGCGGTAAACCGGCTGTGGATCGCTGACTCGACCGACGCAAAGTTCGGCGATTTCGCTCAGACCGAGCTCTCCGGCCATATGGCGGCTTACGAGTCCACTGTCCGGACCCTAGCCGCGACGGCCCAGATCTCGCCGAACATTCTGACCGGCGATCTCGTGAACCTGTCCGCCGACGCCCTGGCCCAGATGGAGGCCAGCACTCAGCGAAAGATGGGCGAGTACGAGACGCTCTTCGGCGAGTCCTGGGAGCACGTCTTCCGCCTCGCGGCCCTTGCCGCTGGCGACACTTCCGCCGCGACGGACACCTCCGCTCAGGTCCGCTGGCGCGACACCGAAGCCCGCTCGCTGTCCCAGACAGTCGACGCCCTCGGCAAGATCGCCCAGATGCTCCAAGTCCCCGTAGAAGCCCTCTGGGAGAAGATCCCCGGCGTCACGGATCAGGACGTGACCTATTGGAAATCCATCAAGGACGAAACCGACTTGATCGGTGGCCTGGTCGCCGAAATGCAGCGGCAGACGGGCGCAACTAACCCCGCCGCCCTCGAAGGCACGAGCGCGGCCTAAATCCGAGAGGAGGCCCACTATGGCGATTGATCTAGTGGGCCTCTCTCAGGACCATATGCGTAAGCAGGTCCGCGACGCCGTCGTTGTTCAGGCCGGCCTCGCGGTCGCCTTCGACAAGGGCCTTGACCCGGCGAACCTCGACGCATCATTCCCGACTTACCTCCGCTCCGCGCTGGCCCTCGTCTCGGCTGGCCGCGGGCTGGCCTTGAAGACCGCGACCGACTACTACGGCGAGGCCAAGGCCGGCTCAGGCTTCGACGCCACGATCCCGGCGATCGAAGTTCCCAAGATCGATATTTTCCGCTCCACACAGGCCCTCCTCATGACCGGCCCGGTGGCAATCCGCAAGCAGCTCTCGACCGGCGTCGGCCTCCAAGAGGCCCTGAACGCCGCCAAGAAACAGACCCTCGCCGTCGGCAAGCGCCTCACTCTGGAAGCGCCCCGGCAAGGGCTGATCCAGCTAGTCAACAAGGACAAAGACGCGCTCGGATGGTCCCGAGTCTCGGACGGTCAGCCTTGCTACTTCTGCGCCATGCTCCTCAGCCGGGGACCGGCCTACAAGAGCGAGAAGACCGCGAGATTCAAAGCCCATAACGGCTGTGGTTGCTCGGTGCGGCCCTTCTTCAAGAACGATCCGCATAACGGCTGGACCGCCGACCAAGAGGCCCTCAATCGGCTCTGGAAAGGCGTCGACGAGGACGGCAATCCGCTCCCTGGAAGGCCCGAGGGAACGTCGCTGACGATCAATGAGTGGCGGCAGTTCTACACCGCCGCGGTCAACGACCCCGAATCACCTGTTTTCCAGACCTTCACGGACAAAGTCGCCGCTCATATCGCCTCTCCCGCCGTCGTCGCGGCCCGCAAGGCGGCTCACAGCGCCTATGAGATCCAGCGGCAGGCCCAAAAGGAGGCCGAAAAGGCCGCTCGGGAGGCCGAAACCCTCGCCGCCCAGAAAGCCGCCGAGGAAGAGGCCAAAAAAGCCGCCGCTGAAGCCGCCAAGATCAAGAAATGGAAGGGCAAGCCGGCCCCGGTGAAGCCCGTCGAGCCCAAGCCGGCGACGACTCTCGGCCCTGCGGCATTCGATCAGTTCCTCGAAGCCGCCAAAAAGCGCTTCTACGACTTCGCCGTGAAGACCGGCAACCCGAAGAACGACCTGACGCTCTCGCTGAACTGGAGTCTCTTCCAAAAGGTAGTCAATCAGCACGACAAAGCGGCTCTAACCCAGTTGCTCAGCATGAACTACCTCGACGACGACCTCTACAAGCAGGGGCTAGCGGCGATCAGGAAGGCCGACGAGCCGATCCCTGGCGCCGCAGAGGCGTACAAGAAGGAACTGACCTCATACCGAAACCGCCTCACGCGCTACAAGCGCTACATCGAGGAATGGCGCGAGGTCAACGGCATCACGTCCACCGCGAAAGGCATGGACGGGGCGCTGACCTTCACGAGCAACCACGAAGCTGTCTCGTGGGCCAACCAAAAGTTCCCCGAGCCCGCTGCTGGCGCCGGCAAGGACGCTCTCTACAAGTACACTGGCGGCTCCTACCGGGCGTGGAACCAGGCCCTCCGCAATCACGCGAACGGCGACACGCTCCCGCCTGGATCTTGGAAGAGCCCGACGCGAGACGCCGACGGCGCGTTCTTGGAAGCCCCCGAGGACTTCATCGTGACCCGAGGCACCGGCTGGGACGAGTTCGCAACGCCGGACGGCAAGCGCTCCTACAGCATCCCGCCGCCCCCGCCCGAGGATCTGATCGGAACGGTTCAGACACAGCACGGCTACACGTCAACGGCTATGTCCGGCCTGTCCGATAACTCCTCTTTCGGCGGCGCGGTACAGCTGAAGATCCGCGTTCCCGAGGGCTACCCGGTCGCTTGGGTCGATCCGTTCTCCCAGTATCGCGGCGAGCGTGAAATGCTTCTGGCCCGGTCGACGAGCCTCTACATTCACAACGTCTACAAGTCGAGCCGCGGCAGGAATTACGTCGTCGAGGCGGAAGTAATCCCGAAGGGCGTCGATCCGGCGACCTTCGCCGCCTCCGCTACGCCGACCCCCGCCTCTCGTCCGTTCCAGTGACGTAAAGCGACACGCGCTGTATTATTGACGTGACTCTACGGAAGGAGGTAAGGCGAATTGCTCGATAACCGAGCGCCTGAGCCCTTTGAGCTCGGGTACTCGCCCAGACGTTACCCGGCGCCTGACTGGGACACGATCGGAACGGTTACGAAGATATGGGTCCCCGACGACGAAACGGTGGGCTGGCTGGTTTGGCAAGATCCCGACCGGCTGGCCTTCCTTTCGATCTCGAACCCTGACGACCTCGGCTACGTGATCCGCGAGCTTGTCCGCGATCTCATGACCCGAGGAGCCCGCGACGGCATCCCAGCTCGGGACGTTTGGGACGACGCGCTCCGGCGAACGCTCCACACGACCCCTACAGACGAGTTTCTCCCCGCACTCACCGCGGACCTAAGAAACGAATGGCGAGACTAACCTCTCACCCCTGAAGAACCCGCTTCGGCTCCGGCCCTGGCGGGTTTTTTCATGCCCAAAATCCCCCGCGCCACGGCAGGTCCAAGGCGCCGACCGTCCTAAGGAGGACGTTTACACATGGCAAACACCGAAGCTCAGAGCACCGAAGCCAACGCTGAAGGCACGAAGCCCGAAGGCTCCTCGAACCCCTGGGGCGACGACTTCGACGCCGACAAGGCGTGGAGGCTCGTCCAGAACCTCCGTGCTGAAAACAGCGATCTGAAGAGCGAAAACTCGAAGCTGAAGACCGAGCGGCAGGACCGCGAAAACGAAGGCATGAGCGAGCTCCAGAAGCTTCAGGACCGGCTCAACGAGCTCGAAAAGGCCGCGAAGGACAAAGACCGCGACCTCGCCCTTCAGAAGGTGCTCCGGAAGCACCCCGAGCTCGAAGACATTGCCGATCTGCTGACCGGCGACACGGAAGACGAGCTCATGGCAAAGGCCGAACGCCTCGCCAAGCTCGGCAAGAAGTCCGACGGCGAAGGCGACGAGCAGAAGCCTGGCCCTACTGAGCTCCCCGGTATGCCGAAGCCGAATCTCACCCCCGGCCACGGCGGCGACGACACCGAGCCGTTCGATCCGGTGGCGATCGCAAAAGCCGCACGCCGATAAACCCCGCACGTGTCGCGTAAAGCGACGTGCATAAACCACTCCCTCCTAAATGAAAGGCCCTACTGTGGCAAACTCCCCTCACACTTTCACTGCGGCTCAGGCCGCTAAGGTAGCCGTTGCCCTCGCCAACGAGGACGCCTACCTGTCTGCCCTGGTAAATCGCAACTTCGAGAACGATCTTCTCGGCGGCGGCGGCAAGGGCCGGACGGTCAACATCAAGGTCCCCGCGGCCCTGATCGCCCGCGAGCGTGGCATCGACGAGATCGACGCTCAGATCGTGCTCGACACCATCACCGAGAGCACCATCCCTCTGACTCTCGGCACCCACGCCTACAGCGCCGTTCCGCTGTCCGAGGGCGACATGTCCCTGAACATCAGCGACTTCGCCGCTCAGGTGCTCGGTCCTCAGGTGGCCGCTGTGGTCGACTTCTGCGAGGAAGAGGTCGCCGGCATCCTCCGCGGCGCTACCCCCTGGGCCCTGCCGACCGCCTACGACGCCGCTGACCCTGTGAAGGCATTCACCCAGATGCGGAAGTACCTCCGCGACAACGGCGTACCTCAGGCCGGCCTGAACGTCGTCGTGGGCACGAAGGTCTACGCGGACCTCCTGGAGGCCAACGCGATCCAGGACGCCTCTCAGAGCGGCTCCACCGAGGCGCTCCGCGAGGGCAATGTCGGTCGCGTCCGCGGCTTCACCGTGGTCGAGTCGACCCGCGTGGACGACGGCGACATTGTCGCCTTCCACCGAGACGCCGTCACCCTGGCGGTCCGCGCTCCGATCGTCCCGGCAGGCGCCGCGTTCGGTCAGTCCGTCAGCGAAAAGGGCTTCTCCCTCCGCTGGCTCCGCGACTACGACGTGACCCGAACTGTGGACCGCTCAATGGTCAGCACCTTCGTCGGCGCTACGACCGTTCCGGTCAAGAAGGTCACCCGTAACTACGCAACCAACGCCGTGAGCATCACCGACGCTCCCGGCATCGTCCGCGTCAACACCGACGCCGACTAATCAGGGTTAAACGTAGGGCGTCTCACGAGAGGCGCCCTACGGCCCCTGAGCCCGTGAAAGGAGCCCGCCCTTGCCTTCACCCCTCCCTCCTCCCGTTAGCTCGCTGGAGCGCCGTCTCGGACTTCCCGTTGGCTCTCTGGAAGGCGAGGATCGAGCCCGAGCCGAGGAAGCACTCGACGACGCCGCCACCCTGGCTCTCGCCGAAGTCTCCGAGGCCAGGGCCGCGGCCTGGACGACTGACGCGCCGAAAGTCGTCTCCCTCGTCGTCCTGAAGGCCGCTCGGCGCGAGTTCGAAAACCCCCGAGGGCTCGAATCCGAGTCGCTCGGCGAGCATCAGGTCGGACTCACGGATACCTCCGGCGTCTATCTGACCGCCCGAGAGATCGCCCAGATCAAGCGAGCCGCTACGGGCCGTTCTGGCGGCTTCGTCGGAAGCGTCCGAATCCGTAGCCCCTACGAGTAAGGAGTCCAACGTGCCAATCAAAGCCGACGGAACCTACTTCGTCTACGCCGTCCGCGAGGGCGTCGAGTTCGACCCTGAGAACCCCGGCGACCCCTTCCCCCTGCTGGCCGAGGAGGACCTCGGCTAGTGCTCCTCACGTCCTACCGCAAAGTCCCCTCGGTCTACCGGCTCCGGCCTGGTGCCGGCGTCGACAGCTACGGCGACCCGGTCGAGTCCTGGGACGCTCCCGAGCGCGTCCTCCTGCGGGGCGCCACGGTTCAGAGCGTCTCGGTGGTCGAGGACGAAGGAACCACCCGCCACGTAATCCGCGGCGAAAAGACCCTTTACGCACCGGGCTCCGTGGATCTCACCGCAGCCGACCGTATCGAGTGCAACGGCCAGATCTGGCGGGTAGAAGGCGATCCCGTCGTCCGTCGTGGCCTCGCTTCCACCGTTTACACGACCGCCGCTCTGGAACGCATCACGATCGGCTGAAAGGAGCCCGCCCTTGGCAAACAAGATCCGCCTCGATAGGGCAGGCATGGCCCAGATGCTCGCAAGCGCCCCAGTCACTCAGGAAGTAATTGACCTGGGGCGCTTTGTCGGCTCGGCGGTTCAGCTTCCGAAGATCAACGGCCCGCAAGCCGCCGAGGTCACGACCAAGGCCCGCACGGCTGAAGGTGGACGACTCTCCCGGCGTACCGCGATCGACGTAACCATTGCCCATCCTGCGGGAATGCGCGTCGAGGCCAAGCACGGCCCGCTCCGTAAAGCCGCCGCCGCCCGTGGCCTTGCCGTGAAGGGCAGGGCGAGCTAGTGGCCGTCGTGACCTTCCCCGACCCTCAATTAGCCACAAGGAACCTCCTCCGAAACCTCCTGGCTAACCGCACTGAGCCGGTCGCCGCGGGCGCCACTGTCTCGACCAAGCCGCCCGCCGAGCACCAAGCACTCCCCTACGTCCAAGTCCGCTCTGACGGCAAGTTCCGGGACGCCCGCCTGAATGGCCGCGCCTCTGTCCGCGTCGTCGTGTGGCACAAGGACGAAGGGCTCGGCGAGGAACTGGCGAGCCTATGCGAGGCCCTGCTTCTCTCCTCGGCCTCCCCCGAGATCCGCGGCTTCTCTCCGCTGACCGGATCTATCCCGACCGGCGACCCCGACACCGGGGCGCCAATGTCCTACTTCACCCTCACGGCTCGGCTCAGCCCGCGCCAAATCCTCTAACGAAAGGAAGGCGAGCTCATGGCAGGAGACGCCAAGAACACCGCCCTTTGGACGGGCGCCGACGTATTCATTGCGCCGGAAAACACAGCCGGACCCACCGACGTAACCGCCGCCTGGGCCGTCGCCTGGAAGGCCGTTGGTCTTCTGGACGGCGAGGAAGGCATCACCGAAGCTCGCGAAGGCGACTCTTCGGAGCACTACGCCTGGGGCGGCCTGCTCTACCGACGGACTATGTCGAAGCACAAGCGAACCTTCAAGTTCGTCGCGTTGGAAGACAACGACACCGTGTTCTCCCTCGTGAACCCTGGCTCGACCCGGTCGGTGGCGACCGGAATCCGCACGGCGAAGATCAAGGCCCCGGTCGCCGGCACCAAGTTTGCAGTCGGCTTCGAGACGACCGACGGCGCGAAGAAAAAGCGGCGCTTTGCCAAGTCCGCCGAAGTGATCGAGGTCGGCGAGATCAAGGACTCCGAGACGGAACCCACCGTGTACGAGATCACCGTCGTCGTCTACCCCGAGGCCGACGGCACCCTCTACACGACCGTCGAGAAGGACCCCGCGGCCCCGTAATCGGCGCCTAAGTCCAACTAGCAGGGGAGTTGCTCGCGTGGGGCGGCTCCTCTGCTTTTTCACGCCTTCCACGCACCCCTCCAACCCACGCTAGGAGCCCTAAAACCATGACTTCCAAGAACACCCCCGCCGCCGCTGAAGCACTCGGCGAGATCATCCCCTTCGCCTTCGAGGGCAAGGACTTCGCTGTGGCGCCGTCGAGCGAGTGGAGCTTCGACGCGATCGAGGCATATGAAGAGGGCCGAGTCCTGGCCTTCCTGCGCGAGATCCTCGACGAAACCTCCTTCAAGACGCTGCGGGCAATGAAGCCTAAGGCGTCTGTCCTCGGCGAGTTCGTCGGGGCCCTCCAGAAGGCCGCTGGTATCGCGGGAAACTAACCGCGCTCACCGGCCTACTCCGTGAGCATCCCGACTTGGTAGAGGCCGATCTCCAGCGCTTCTACCAAGTCGACCTCACGGCCTACTGGCGCGGTGAGCTCTCACTCCGTCGCCTATCCGTCCTGATCGAAAACCTCCCGCCTGAATCCTCGCTCGTGCGGAAGTTCGGCGGCGCTGACGGCTGGACACGGCTGGAGTTCCTCGTGACCGACCTCTTCCAAGCCTTTACGGGCGAGGTCCACCCCGCACGGCCCAAGCCACAAGTCGAATCCCGCTACTCCAAACTCCGTGCCGCTCTGGAGGCCCAGAAGGCCCGTTTACACACCCCTAAGGAGGCCGATTAGTGGCAAACGTCGGATACGCGACTCTAACCATCATTCCGTCCGCCAAGGGCTTCGCCGGAGCCCTCGGACGGGAAGTAAACCCCGTCCTCACAAGCGCCGGACACGAGAGCGGCGAGCGCTCCGGCAAGGCGTTCGGCGGCGGCTTCCTCCCAGCAATGCGCAACATGATCGGTCCCGCCGTCGGCATGGCGGCGGGCCTCGCCCTCGGGCAGGGCATCAAGTCCGGCCTCCAAACCGCGGCCTTCATGGAGCAGGCCCAAATCTCCTTCGAGACGCTCCTCGGCGACGGCGGCAGGGCTCAGACAATGCTCTCGAATCTGTCCGCGTTCGCCGCTAAGACACCTTTCGAGCTCCCCGGCCTCGTAGCAAACGCCCGCGCCCTCCTCGGCGCCGGAGCGGCGGCTGAGAGCGTCATTCCCACCATGCAAGCCCTCGGCGACGCCTCCGGCGCCCTGGGCCTGAATCAGGAGGGCATGAACTCAATCGTCCGCGCCTGGACTCAGATGATGGGCAAGGGCAAGGTCAGCGCCGAAGAAATGCTCCAGATCTCGGAGGCTGGCCTCCCGATTTGGGCCCTCCTGTCCCGGGCTATGGGCAAGCCAATCGGCGACCTTCAGAAAATGGCCTCCGAGGGTGAGCTTCTCTCCTCCGACGTACTCCCGCTTCTGGAAGCCCAGATGAACAAGGAATACGGCGGCTCTATGGCGAAGCAGGCCCAGACGCTCTCGGGTGTGTGGTCGACCGTCAAGGACACGCTGAATATGGCTATGGCCCAAGGGCTACAGCCCCTTGTGCCGCTTCTGACGACGATTCTCCCGCCCGCCGCTAACGCTTTGGCTGGGGCGATCGGATGGGTCAGCGACGCCATCAGCGGCTTAGCAAGCCTGATCTTTGCCGGCGACTTCACCGGAGCCTTCGCTCGGATCTTCAACGTCGAAGAAGACTCCCCGATCGTCGACAAGATCCTGACCATCCGGCAGGCCGTCGTCGACTTTTTCACCACCATGCAAAACACCGGTGGCGGTGAAGTCGGCGCGATCTTCCGGCAGATCGTGGACGCCATCCGGCCCCTGGGCGAGATCCTCATGAATACGGTCGTCCCGGCCCTGGGGAACCTCGGCAGTGCGATCGTGACCGGAGTTCAGCCGGTCCTCCGCGTGATCGGCGACATTATCACCGGCTCGATCATCCCGGCCTTTCAGTCAATGGCGGCGCAAGCCGGCCCCCTGTTTACACAGCTTGGGGACACGATCAACGTCGTCGCGGCTCAGATCGGCCCGATCCTTCAGGGCGTCGCCGACGTGATCCGGAACGTCTGGGGCTTCGTCGGCCCCTTCGTGATCTCGACGGTTCAAGGAATCTTCGGCAACATCGTAGGCGTCTTCCAAGGCATCCTGACCGTGATCCAGGGCGTCGTGAACCTCGTCTCAGCGATCTTCCAAGGCAACTGGAATGCGGCTTGGCAGGCACTCGGCCAGATCGTTTCCGGTGCCGTTCAGGCGGTCGTGAACTTCGTCCAGATCTGGATCGTCGGGCGCGTGACCGCGCTGATCGGTGGCGCTATGGGCGCCGTCCGCGGCCTCTTCTCCGGAGCCTGGGACGCTGTAACCGGCATCGTCCGAGGCGCTGGCTCAGCGATTCAGTCGACCGTCGGCTGGCTCCTGGCCGGTATGCAAGGCGTCGTAAGCGGCGGGCTGAGCGCTGTCCGTGGGTTCTTTTCCGGCGTCTGGAGCTCGATCTCCGGCATCGTGTCGGGAGCGATCTCCGGCATCGGTGGTGCCGTCTCTGGCGGGATCGGTCACGTCGTCGCCGTCGTGGCGAGCCTCCCCGGCCGTGCGGTCGGCGCGATCTCCGGCATGATCGGCCAGTTCACCACGATCGGCTCCCAGATGATCGCTGGCCTCGCGAACGGTATCGCTGGCGCCGCTGGCATGATCCGCGACGCCGTCGCTCGGTCCATCGGCAACGTCGTCGACTTTGCCAAGTCGCTCCTGGGCATTCACTCCCCGTCCCGCGTCTTCATGGAGATCGGCAAGTTCACTTCTCAGGGTATGGCGATCGGCCTCACCAAGGGCCGGAGCTACATCGAGAAGGCTCAGAACGCGCTGATCCCCGAGGCACCGCGTGTGGCCTCCCCGAACGTGGCCTATGGCGGCATTCAGGGCGCCCTCGCCTACGCGGGAAGCGCCGGAGCGGCTCAGCCGACCATCCATCAGGAAAACCACTTCAACACCCCTATGTCCGAGGAGGCTTACGCCGAACTCGCGGCTAGGAAGCTACTCAGGGCAGGAGTTGGGCGCTAATGGCACTTGAAACCCTCGCAACTACCGCCGCGTCGATCACACTGACGACCGGCGAAATGCTGGAGCTTCAACCCGGTACCAACCAAGTCCTTACGCGGCTTGACGGCTGGTTTTCCCCTGCCGGCACGCGCCGGAACTCGACCGAACGCCTCTGGGCGCACGGCACGTTTTCCGAGCGCGGCTGGCGGGATCAGCGGATCATCACCGTCGGCGGGCATATCTTCACCGCGACCCGGTCGGAAGCCGCCGCTATGACTGACGATCTGGCGGCGGCTCTCGCGGACGGTACGGCGGGCAAGTTCATTGTGAACGACGCCGACCTCGGGTACCGCGAGGCGACGGTCTACATCAGCGGCACTCCCGACGTGATCTGGGACGGCAACCTCGACATTCACTTCATGATCGACATGGTCGCCCCCGATCCGCGGAAGTACGGCGAGCTCCTGACTGCCCGGACCCCCGCCTCCGCTCCTGGCGGCGGGCTCGTGTTCGACCTTTTCACAGGCGACAACGCGGGAGTCCTCGACTTCGGCGGCGCCGGCACCCCTGGCACCGCGACGCTCGAAAACGTCGGCACAGCTGACACGGCCCCGGTCTTCACAGTCTCGGGCATGGCCCCCGGCTTCACGATCACGGAAACCACGACAGGCGCCCGCCTGGTCTATTCCGAGACGGTCGCGGAAGGCCAAACCCTCGTAATGAACGCCGCCGACGGCTCCGTGCTTCTGGACGGCTACGCCGACCGTTCGGCGTACCTGACCCGGCGCGAGTGGACCCGCATCCCCGGCAAGACCCGGCAAACGTACCTCTTCGAGTCTCCCGGTAACTCCGGAGCCTCCCTGACGTTAGGAGCCCGACCCGCATGGTGGTAAACACTGGCTTTCAGGTCTTCCTCTGCAACACCGTAACCGGCAAAGTCACCGCCTACATTCCGGCTTCTAAAGTCTCCTGGGGTCAGCGTCTCAACGGCGCTGGCCCCGTTCAGGCCACCCTCAAAGTCACCGCCGAGGAGCTCCGAAACGTCGACCTCCGCATGGCGACAATGGTCCTCCGTCAGTCCCTCGGGGTCGCGTACAACGGCCAGATCCTCGAATGCGGCCCTATCTGGCAACAGGACTACGTCGCCGACAAGGAAGACCTCGCACTCACGGCCTCCGGCCTCTGGAGCATCTTCGACGTTCGGAAGGCACTTCAGGGGCTCGCCCCCGGCCCTTCCCGCGACGCCGAAGACTTCTGGGCTCGGCACCGTCCCGAGTGGATCGCCCCGGCGTGGTCACACATCCAGATCAAGAACAAGAGCCTCGGCTCAATCGCCCGTGAGCTGGTCCGGATCTCGATTCAGGACAACCCGTTTACACGCCCAGACGGCACGAACGCCGGAGCGCTGAACATCATCCTCCCGCCCGACGTTCCTGGCACCCATGAACGGAACTACATGGGCTACGACCTCGGCTGGATCGGTGAACGCCTCCGGCAACTGACCAACGTCCAGAACGGCCCCGACATTAGGTTCAGGCCCCGCTTCAAGGAAGACGACCCCACGACCGTCGAATGGGTCCTCGAAACCGGCTCCGAGGAGCAGCCGCTCCTCCTGCAGAACGGCCCCGACTGGATCTGGGATACCGCCGTAAGCGAGTCCGGCGTCGTCAAGCTCAGCGTCAAGCGTGACGCTCAGGGCATGGCCGCTCGCGCCTTCGTCCCCGGCAACGGACAGGAGCGAAACATGCTCCTGTCCTGGTCGACCGACACCACCCTCGTCGACGCAGGTTTTCCCTGGACCGAAACCGACGTTGCCTCGAAAACGACCGAGGACAGCGTCGACCTCAACTCGATCGCGGACCGGCTCCTCGCCGACAGCTTGGCGCCCTGGGACGAGTGGAGCCTTCAAGTCCGAGCCGACCAAAACCCGATGCTCGGTGAGTACCTCCCCGGCGACTGGGCCCAGATCAACGTCGGCCTAGGTCACCCCATGATCGAGGCCGGCATCTACCGCGTCCGCATCATGGCGGTCGACGGGGACCATTCCGAAACCGTAAAACTCACCGTCGCACCGCTGCAAGGGAGGCTCTAAATGACTCTTGACGGCATCCCCCGCCGCTCCGTCGAATCCGATCCTCTAGCCGCCCTCATGGCTGAAATCCGCACGCTGAAGGAGCAAGTCGCCGTTCTGGAGCGGGGCGCTACATTGCGTAACGCCTCGATCTCGGGAGGCGACGGCCTCCGCGTGCTGGATGCTAACGGCGGCACTCGCGTCTCAATCTCCACGACCGACGGCGCCGTGGTCGCCTACGACGCAGGCGGCCAGCCCGCCGCCCGGTTCGGCCCCCTGGCAAACTCGGCACCCGGTAAGTTCGGCGTCGAAATCAAGTACAACGGCTCCTGGGTCCAAGTCGGCGCCGGCAATGTCGACTGGGGCAACGTCTCTAACAAGCCCGCTCTGTATCCGCCCACCGGCCACCGGCACGGCGGCGGCGATATTGACGGCATTGTGTACGAGTCCTCGCTCGCTCAGGGCTCATGGCAGGCGTACAACCAAAACGTTCCCGGTACGAGCTTCTACGCAGTGTGGGTTGGTAACGGCGGCGGGCATCAGTTCGGGCGGAATACCTCCTCGGCTAAGTACAAGAACAACATCAGGAAGCACGAAACGACCCCCGACGGCGTCCTTGCGCTGACCCCCGTTATCTACGACCGGAACGACGAGCTCGACTATCCCGAGGACCCCGAAACCGGCGAACGGCTGATCGGCCCGCCGAACCTGATCCGCGGCGCCAAGGGCGAGTACGGCCTGATCGCTGAACAGGTCGCCGAGCACGTACCCGAAATCGTCCAGTGGTACGAGGGCGCGATCGACGGTATCCGGTACGACCTCCTCGCCGTTGCCCTCCTGGACGTGGTCAAGGATCAGGAAGCTCGTATTAGGGCCTTGGAAGCGACCTTCAACACCCGCCTCCCCAGGTACACGCCGCCGGTTCGAGCCGGCCTCAGCAAGCACCGTCCGGCGTCCGCGGCTCCGGCCAATCCGCCGATCCCGACGCCCTACGAAATCCTCCCTCCCGAAGGAGTAACTGAATGACAGTCAACCGCGGCCTCTTCGTCCGTAACAACGGCGCCGTAGGCACGACCCCGATCGAAGGTCGCCTCGTTCTGGCCTCCCTGGTCGCCGAGAACGCCCCTGGCGTGCCTCGTCAGGGCCTCCTCGATCAGAAGGCGACGACCGTTGTCAGCGGCACGACCGCAACCTCGCCCCTGTCCTACAGCGTGGCGCCCTGCACCGTCGTCCTCAACCGGGCGACCAACGAAGGCGTCTATCTGTTCACCTTGACCGGCACGACGACGGTCACCACGACTGCCGCACCTTCGACCGGCGCCCGCTGGGATCTGATCTACGTCAAGCAGAACGACCCCGATAAGGGCGACGCTAACAACAGCGCCGTCCTCGGAGTTCACTCCGGCACCGCCGCCGTATCCCCGACCAAGCCGACCGCGACCCTCCCGGCTGGCGCCTACGTTCTTGCTGAAGCCCTTGTTTCCGCGGGTGCAACCTCGACGAGCCACGCGAACGTCACGATCACTCAGACATGGCGCTACACCGCCCACCGAGGCCACTGGATACCTGTCCGTTCTCAGGCCGAACGCGACGAAATCACCCCTCAGCGAGACGTAAGCGTTCGCCGACTGGATCAGGGCGTCGGCGTTGTCGAGACGTGGAACGGCACCGCATGGGACCTCGGCATCCGGCACGTCGAGTTTGTCCGGCTGGGGCAGACTGACGCCCCGGCAGGCGTTATGTGGGGACCGGGCCACTTCAGCGCCATGATCGACCCCGGCCCCTCGCGGAACTACGCGGACTGGCTGGAATACCCCGGCAACGACCTCGTCCGCATCACGAAAGAAGGACTCTACGCCGTCCAGTGGAAGATCGTCCCGGCCACGCAAAACATGATGTGGTTCGGCGTCGGTACGTCCCCGCAGGATGTATACCAAGGCCCCTACGGTCGCGTTCCCGCGTTCAACATCCCCGGTAACGACTCGTACTGGACCCCGCTGACGAACTTCTACGTCGGGCCTGCCGGTCAGCAATTGTGCTTCCAGTTCAGTTCCGGCAACGCGAACGTCTACATGAACCACCGCATCAAGATCACAAAGCTCGGCTAACCAGGCTTTGCCGCGTAGGGCGCCTAGCACAAGGCGCCCCACGCCCAAAGTTTTCCTGTAAAGGACTTGCACTCATGCCACCTACAACTGACCCCACGACTCCCACCAAGGCCGAAACGGACCTCCTCATTGCGTTTACACGCCTAGAGGGGAAGGTCGACGTGGCCCTGGCCCAGCATGGCGCCGACCTGGCCCTACACGGTCGAGAAATCAAAGACCACGAGACGCGCCTCCGCGTGCTCGAAAACACGCCGACAGTCTCCCCGCGCACGCTCTGGACCGTCGTCGCCTCGGCGGCCGGCCTCGTGCTGGCCGCTGTCCCCATCATCGAACGCATCCTCGCCTAAGGAGCCGCCTTGACCACTCGTGAACCCCTCGTAATCCGCGGCGCGATCGTCGCCGCCGTAACCGCCATTCTTCACGTCCTCGTGATCCTCGGCGTCTTCCCGATCACGCCGGAAGCCGAGAGCGCAATTGGCCTTGCCGTCGACCTCGTAGGCACCGCCGTTCTCGTGGTCTGGACGCGCGGCAAGGTGACGCCCGTAGACGCGCCGAACCTGCCCGCTCACCGGGCCTCGAAGATCGAGAGCTCTGTCGTCGGCTAAGCAACCCACCACCAAAAACGTCTAGGGACGGTCCAACTCGGGCCGTCCCTTTTTCGTGCCCGAAAGGAGCCCTATGGGCTACATGTATCCCGTCCCGAAAGGGACGCCCCGCTCCCAGAACTTTGGCGCATTTCCTGGCGGCGTGAACCCCGCTGGCGGACATACCGGCATCGACTTCGCCTGTCCGATCGGAACGCCAATCTATGCCCCCGCTGACGGCGTGATCGACTTCGAGGGATGGGTCACTGACCCGACCGGCGCTAGTAACCGCTGGTGGCTGACCGACGGCGCCGGCATCGCCCTGGTGCTGAACTCCGGAGCCAACGCCCCCGACTTCATCGTGGGACACCTGAACGCGACCCTCGTGAACAAGGGCCAGAGCGTCCGCAAGGGCGACCTGATCGCGTACTCCGGCAACACCGGCAAATGGACGACCGGCCCCCACGTCCACTTCGAGACTTGCCCACCCGGCTACAACCTCCACACGAACACCTACGGGCGTGTGAATCCGGATATTTACTGCGACCACTACAAGGGCGACGAGATCACCCTCCAGCCCGCGGGCAGTGTCTCCGGAGGCAACGCGACCCGCAAGGTTACGACCGAGGGCGCCAACGTCCGGACGGCCCCCTGGACGAACGCACCAAAGGCACCTGGCTATGAGGACGGCCTCGCCCTCAACGCCGTTATCGCCGTCATCGGTTATGCCAAGGGCGAACAGGTCACGCCTGGAAACGACGCTTGGTACAAGACAATCTCGGGCTTCTACGTCTGGTCCAACGCCGCCGAGGACAACATCGACGGCCTGAAATACCTCGGCGAGATCCCGCGTCCCGCCGACCCGGCACCGGCTCCGACTCCCGCTCCCGCTCCTACCCCTGCCACTGACCCTGCGCCGGCACCCGTTTACACGTTCTCCGCGGCTCTGCCTATGGTGACGGAAGTCCGGCCCGCGGCGGAAGGCAAGTTCGAGCGCGGCAACATTCCGAACCCGCCTTCTGGCCTCGTGGTGCATCAGTTCATCGCCGGGGAAACCCGCTTCGACGTGCATCTCGATTCTGTGATCCGGACCTTCACCGAGGGCGACCGCGTCGCTTCGGCGCACTTCGGCGTCGAGGGCAAGCGAGTTGTCCAGTTCGTCGACCTGAAGGACCGCGCCTACCACGCCGGCCCTAACGGCAACGACAAGTGGAGCATCGAGGTTTACGGCGGTATGGACGCCGAAACCCTGGCGACCGTGGCCCTCCTGATCCACGAGATCCAGAAGCTCGCTGGCCGTCCGCTGGAGCTCTTCCGGCACCGTCAGATCATGGCTACCCAGTGTGGCGACGACGTTCCCCTGGACGCGATCAAGGCGGCTGTAGCTGACCTGGCTAACCCGGCTACGCCCTCCACTCCGGACGTAGCGGAGCCCGTCGCTCCCTCCCCCGTTCCTGGCGTCACCGCTGAGGAGAAGGAGGCGATTGTCCGCGAGTTCATGGAGAAGCTGATCGACGAAGTCCTCGACGCCACGAAGTAACCGAAAACGCCCCTTCCTCTACCGAGGGAGGGGCTTTTCCTCGTTTCTGAGCAGATCCGCCTAGCTGGCCGACTCCTTGGTTGTCCACCACCCAAACGACCCCAAGGAGTCAACGTGAAGCACACCCCGCTTATCGGTCTAATCGGCAAGAAGCGCACCGGCAAGGACACCTTCGCCGCCGTCCTCGTCGAGAAACACGGTTACGAGCGAGTCGCCCTAGCCGATCCTCTCCGCGAGGCCGCTCTCGCTCTCGATCCGATCGTTGGCACCTTCCCGCTGAACTCCGAGGGCCTGACCCGAGTCCGCGAGTGGCGGCTCTCCGACGTGATCGCGGAGCTCGGCTGGGAGCAGGCCAAGGACTACGTCCCTGAAGTCCGACGAACCCTCCAGAGGCTCGGAACCGAGTCGATCCGAAGTCTCGACGATCAGTTCTGGATCAGGACGGCGTTCGCTCGAATCGACTCTCTCCGCGAGGCCGGAACGCCGGTAGTCGTGACCGACGTTCGCTATCCAAACGAAGCGGACGCGATCCGGAAGGCTGGCGGTTATCTCGCTCGAATCGTCCGCGACCTTCCTGACGACGGCGACGCCCACGCCTCCGAAAGGGCTCTCGACGACTACCGCGAGAATCTCCGCATCCCTAATAACGGCTCAAGGAGTGACCTCGAATACATGGCTCGCTCACTCGGCATTGATCTCAAATTGATCTACGCCGCTATGCACTAGAACCACTCAAAAGCCCCGGCTCTCCTCAGGGAGGCCGGGGCTTTTTGGCGTTTGGTTAGACCTTCAAGAGAAGTGGCGTAAGTCGCCTTGCGAGCGATAAGCTACAGAACATGAATAACGCAACACGCTCTCTCGCGGATATTTCGGCTGACGCTTCCGGCCAGATTAGCGCCTCCTTATCAGCCCCGGACAATCAGCGAACCGAGAACCTGAAGGCTGCGGCTCGCGCTCTTGTCGAGGGCCGCGAGCACTTCTACACCCGAGAGGGCGAGCCTGACTGGCTGGGCCGCACCTACGCCTACCGCACTTGGGTACGCGAGATCATGTCGAAGGCGCACGTTCCTGGCGACGAAGTAACGAACCTTCAGGCGGCTATCCGCTACCACTCCGGCAACGTTCTCCGTGACCGTCTCTCTGGCGAACAGATCGAGTCTCTAGGACTCAAAAAGGCGAGCCCCCGCGAGCGTTCCGTCGAGCAGCGCGAGCGAGCTGCCGAGACTCTGAACTACTTTGCCGGAGGCCCTGAGATCACGGAGGTCGCCGACATTCAGAACATCTGCAAGCTGATCGAGACGGCGTTGCACCGTGTAAACGCCGCAACGATCAAGGGAATGCCAGCGAAGGCCCGCCGCGAGGCGAAGGCGGCTCTGCTCCGAGTCGCCGAACGCGCCGAGGAGCTCGCGGGAGGATGAGCCATACGACTTACGAGTGACGAAGTGACGAAAGTGACGGCACTTCGCTTTAGTGTTTAAGAAGCTCTCTCTCTTAACACTGAATCTAAGAGAGCATCACTTTCGTCACTTCGTCACCGACCGCACACCTCGACGGCTCCCAGCACCGTCGGGGTTTTTCTTTGAGCAGATCCCGGCCCCTGGCCGACTCCTCTTGTGTCCCTGATCCCGACACGAGAGGAGCGTCTTAGTGACGACCCCCAAAGTCAGCACCATCAAGCGAGGCGGCGCCCGCTTCTACGTCAATCCCGACGACGGCAAGATCAAGGTCCCCGGCGTGACCTCGATTATCGGGATGCTCCCCAAGGAGTTCCTCCGCTACTGGGCCGCGAAGGAAGTCGCTCAGACCGCCGTCGACGAGCTCGGAACCGTCGTCTCTATGGTCCTCCGCGACCCGTCCGCCGCCGTCGACCACCTGAAGAAAGCGCCGGATCGCAACACCCGCAAAGCCGCCGACACCGGCACCGCCGCGCATGACCTCTTCGAGCGCATGGCAAAGGGCGAAACCCTGGGCCGCGTTCATCCCGACCTGGAGCCCTTCGTCCGGCACTTCGACGAGTTCCTAACCACCGTGAAGCCCGAGTATCACTTCATGGAGGAGACCGTCTGGAGCGATACGCACGAGTACGCCGGTAGCTTCGACGCCTTCGCCGAGATCGACGGCGAGAAGCTCTGGATGGACAACAAGACGACCCGCTCCGGCATCCACGAAGAGGTCGGCATCCAGCTTGCGGCGTACCGCTTCGCCGACTCGATCATCCGTAACGACGGCGGGCGAATCCCCATGCCGAAGGCCGACGGCGGCGCCGTGCTCCACGTCCGCCCTGAGGGCTGGAAGCTGGTCCCCGTCCGTTGCGACGAGGAGCTCTTCGAGATCTTCCTCCACCTGCGTGAGATCTTCCGCTACGAGAAGGAAATCAAGAGCACCATCGTTGGCCGCGAGGTCGCCAGCGGACCTGCCGAGGCGACCACGTCCGGATCCAAGCGCCGCGCTCCCCGCGCCAAGGCCATTTAGCAGTTTCCTCTCATGAAACTCTACGTGGCAGGCCCAATGACCGGCTATCCGCGTTGGAACTTCGACGCCTTCGAGCGGGGAGCTTCGGCTCTCCGCTCTGCGGGCTTCGACGTAGTCTCCCCGGCTGAGATCGACCTCGCCGAGGGCTTCGACCCCGACGCTCCCGCCGAACTGTTTACACGCGAGCACTTGATCGCCGCACTCCGGCGCGACTTCGAGCTCGTACTCCAATCCGACGGCGTCGCCCTCCTCGACGGCTGGCGCCACTCCAAGGGCGCTCTGGCCGAGCGAGCGATCGCCCGCGCCGCTGGTATCCCCGCCCGCCCCGTCGCTCTCTGGCTGGCTGACGGGCCCACTGTTCAGGAAGGAAGCAACAAATGATCCACGGCAACCGCGACGACCTCCTCTGGCTCGCCGGCCTCCTCGAAGGCGAAGGAACCTTCGACGCCCACCGCGGCAAGTACCCGCGTATCCGCCTTGCCATGACCGACCGCGACATTGTCGGGCGAGCGGCGTCCCTCATGGATGCAAAGATCCGGCTCTCGCTCCACACTGCCCCGGCTAAACCAACGTGGCACACGGAGCTCTCCGGCCAGCGTGCCGCAGAGATCATGGGCCAGATCCTCCCCTTCATGGGCGCCCGCCGCTCCCAGAAGATCGCCGAGGTCCTGGCGACCCACCACTTCCGCCAGAAGGCCGCTGTAGCCGCTGGGAAGTGCTCAACTCCCGGCCCTCGGGTAGTTCGCCCTGCCGGCGTCGCTAAGCCGCTCACAGCCGCGTAAATCGCCTTCCACAAGTCGCCCAAAGTTTTCTGAGCAACGGGCGACTCCTGGCCGACTCCTCCACTGCAAGACCAAGGGCCTCCGGCCCGCCTGACATTCCAAACGAACTTACGGAAGGAACCACAGAACTAATGGGACTCAACATCTTCGGTAACGACCCGGCCACCCAGCCCCGCCCGCGCAACTCCTTCAAGGACGACATTGTTGGCCGCTTCCGCTCCGGTCACCAGCTGAACGGACGGCCCGCCGCCCTGAAGGAATGGCGGATTACGACCGGCGATCCCGAGGTTGCCGACGAGATCCATGCCCTCTTCGGCGGCGACGCTCCTCAGACCTGGGAGGCCAAGGGCGAGGACAACATCGAGGTCTTCACCGCCTCGAACAAGATCGGCATCATCCTCGAATCCGCGAACGCCCTCCGGCAGAAGATGGTCCTCTGGAGCCGCGCCGGCAAGCTGATCCAGTCCGGCGACGGGCAGACGATCGACTACCCCGAGGACCGCAAGGGCGAGCCTGACCCCGACGCTCACCTGAGCTTCCAGGAACGCAAGGCCAAGGCCCGCGACGGCTTCGGCGCCGAGCCTCAGATCGAGGTTTACTTCCGCCTGGCTGAGAACCCCGACCTGGGCATCTTCAAGTTCCAGACCGGCTCTTGGAGCATGGCCTCCGATCTGGCCTACAACGGCGTCGAGGACGAGCTCGCGGACCTGATCGCCGACCACGGCAAGGCCAAGGCAATCCTCGAACTCGAAGAGGTCAGCTTCGTCGCCAAGAACGGCCCGCGCGCCGGTCAGACCGTCTCCTACACCAAGCCGGTCCTGACCCTGAAGGGCGCCGCGTAGTCATGGGCACTATCGCTGGCATCGTTTGGGCGTGCATCGTCGCCCTTGGCCCGATCGAGCTCGACTTCTGGACCGAGATCGGCCTGATCTTCGTCGGCGCCGTCCTCCTGAACGCTGCTGACAAGTAACCGCCTGGACCCCCGCTCTGGCCCTCACCGGCTGGGGCGGGGGTCTTCCCTTACATCTGGAAGGAACCCCTCGTGAAAATCCCCGTAGAAGCTCCTGCAAGCGAGCCGACGAAAGTCGTCGTCAAGAGCTCGAATCTCGCCCCGGCCACGCTGACCAACGCCGACCGTTGCGACAAGTGCGGCATAGCTTCCCGCGCCTACGTCGCCGTCATGATCGCGGTCAGCCGCGAGGGGCTCCTCCCGCTCTACTTCTGCGCCCACCACTACAACGAATACGAGCCAATCCTCCGCGAGAAGGCCGTAATGACCGTCGACGAACGCTGGCACCTGGAAGCCTCCGTCAAGGCCCAGAAGTCCGACGTTCCCGCCTACTTGAACACCGTCCGCCGAGGAGGCATCTGACCTTGGAAATCACTGTTTACACGCGCACCATCTGTGGCCCCTGCTTCATGACCAAGAAAAAGCTGAAGAAGCACGGCCTCGCCTTTACCGAGCTCAACGTCGAGGAAAACGAGGACGCCGCCCAGTTCCTCCGCGACGCCGGCTACACCGAGGCCCCCGTCGTCATGACGAGCGACGGGCGCGAGTGGACCGGCTTCCGCCCCGACCTGATCGAGGCGATCGCAAAGGAGCTCGGGAATGGCTGACCTGATCGAGCTCGATCTCCGCTCCCGCATCAGCTCGCTCTACCGCGAGCACCCGGCCCTGAACGGCATCGACCCCTCCGGCTATTGCTGTGCCGAATGCTTCAAGCATGACCTCGCCGGAGCCTACGGCTGGAGCGCCGTCGACGCCTGGGAGCAGATCCAGACTCTCCAAACCCGACTAGCCCTGGGAGGCAAATGAGCGCCGCTAAGGCCAAAGGAACCAAATGGGAAACGGACCTGAAGCGATCGCTGACCGCATTCTTCGGCGGTCGCTTCGGGCTCGCCCCGCGGCGCGTGGCTCAGGAAGGCTTTACCGACTCCGGCGACATCCAGGGGATCTCGCCCTTCGTCGGGCAGGCCAAGAACTACAAGTCGTGGGAGGACGCGATCAGGCTTGGCCTGGACGGCGCCGAGAAACAAAAAATCCACGCCGGCGAACCCTACGGCGTGGCATTTATCAAAAGAATCAGGAAGCCGGTCGGCGGCGGCTATGCCGTCATGACGGTAGCTACGTGGGCCCGCGTACTTCTACGACTACGTCGGGCCGAATCGTATTTGCGAGAGGCGTCCCCGTACCTCTACCGCAAACACTCCGCCGAGTGCGAGTCCGACGCTGAAGGCGACTTCCCGCGTGGCTGATCCGGGGAAAGCTGGCCCGTCCCACTTCTAAAACGGGCCGGTTTTCCTCAGACCGGGTTACTGGAGCTTCGACGCTTCAGGAACCCACCGCGTATAAGACCCATCGGAGAAAACTGCCATATAGGCACTCTCCGGCCCGTCGAGGATCGGAAGCAGGATAAACGTCGACTCTTCCTCGGCGGGGCGCGGGATCAGATCAACTGAACCCGTAACCGGCGGCTCACCGTTCATTTTTCTCTTTTCACTTTCCCCACACGCGAACACCATCTTGCTCGCGCTGCGTGCTTCGTCTTACGCGAGACAGCTTACCCCAAAGCTCTCCCGCCGTTGAGCAACCGCTCCTGTCTGGCCGACTCCTTTTCCGAAACCTCATCCCACCTACTCGATAGGAGGCCCAGTGACACTCGCTGACCTGATCGCCACGCTCGACGATGTAGAGACGACAGGCGACGGCTACCTCGTCCACTGCCCCGCCCACAACGACTCAAAGCAGAGCCTTCGGCTGACCGTCTCCGACACCGGCAAGGTCCTCCTGAAATGCCGCGCCGGATGCAAGAACGCCGACGTGGTCAAGGCCCTCGGGCTCACCATGCGGGACCTCGCAACCATGACCGCTGGCGAGGTCGACTTCGCTTCCCGCGCCACCTCTCAGGACGTGCCCGCCTCCCCCGCCGACGTAGCCGCCCTGGCCGTCCAGCTTGACGGCTTCGCCGCCGCCCTTCAGCGGGCAATGGAGGACGATTCTCCGGCTCTCGAAGCTCAGCAATACGCCGCCGAGCGGTTCGGAGTCTCAGGAGCCGACGCCGTCCGCCTTGGGCTGGGCTACGCCGGACCTGCCAAGTACGACGACGAGCGGAACCTGATCGAGGGGCTCCCCGGTGGGCCTCGCCTCGTGGTCCCGTTCCGCGACAAGGACGGCGTCCCCCGCGGCTTTCAGGCCCGCTCCCTGGCGAAGGAGGCTTCCGTCCGCTGGCTCGGCCCCAAGAGCCCTGACGGCGCCTCCTGGGCCAAGATCGGCTACTTCCCCGGCTCCGCTGGCTTCGACGAAGTCCTGATTACCGAGGGCCCCGGCGACGCCCTGACGGCCTCCTGCGCCCTGGGCTTCGACACGATCGGAATCCGCGGCGCCGGCCTCTCCTCGAACCCCGCCGTGCTGAACGACCTTGTCACCATGCTCGGCGACCGCGAGGCCGTGATCGCTGGCGACGGCGATCCTGCAGGCCGTCGGTTCTCTGCACAGCTGGCTGAGGCCCTGGTCGCTCGGGACCTCCGCGTGAAGGTCCTCGACCTCCCCGACGGGCTGGATCTCACCGACTGGCGCAATCAGAACCCCGACCGCTTCTACGCCGAGGCTATCCGCGCCATTGCCGAGGCCGAGCCGGTCAAATCCCGCACTGCCGCCCTGCTGGCATGGGACGAGGAACGCTACAGCCTGACGGATCTCGGCGGCGCCCGCTACCTGCGGGACTACATCGAGAGCCTGGGCTCCGGCGTCCGGTACTCCGAGGAAGTGGGCTTTTTCCTACTGGAGGAAGGCGTCTGGAGGAAGGACGAACGGCAGGGAGTCCGGACCCACGCCCAAAGCGTCGCCGACCTGCTGAAGGACCTAGCCGCCGACGCCACCGAGCTCGCCCAGATGGACGGCGCCACGAAGGAAGACAAGGCCCGCGCCGGAAGGCTCCGGAGCTACTCCAAGCACGCCCAGACCTCCCGGGGGCTGGACGCAATGCTCCGCGAGCTTCAGGCCGTCCACGGCGTTCCAGCCAGCGTCGGCGACTTCGATCAGCACCCCGACCTCCTCGCGTGCCGTAACGGCGTCGTTGACCTGCGGACGGGCGAGCTCCGGCCTCACGACCCGGCGCTCCTGCTGACCCGCCGCGTCGACCTGGACTACGACCCGAACGCCCGCGCCCCTCGGTGGGAAGGCTTCCTCGAAGAGGTCTTCCCGGCGTATCCGGAGCTCCCCGCCTACATGCAACGGCTCGTAGGCTACGGGATCACCGGTCACACTTCGGAGCAATGCTTCGCTGTGCTCTGGGGGACCGGCGCCAACGGCAAGTCTGTTTACACGGACACGCTGACGGAAGTCTTCCGCGAGCTGACCACCACGACCCCATTCTCGACCTTCGAGGACCGGGCAAGCGGCGGCATCCCCAACGACCTTGCCGCCCTGAAGGGCGCCCGCTTGGTCATGGCCGCGGAAGGTGAGCAGGGCCGTCCTATGGCCGAGTCTGTCCTGAAGCGCGTCACTGGCCGCGACCTTATCGCCGCGCGTTTCATGCGTAAGGAGTTCTTCGAGTTCCGGCCCACGTTCCTCCTGAACCTGGCTACGAACTTCAAGCCCTCCTTCAAAGGGCAAGACGAGGGCCTCTGGCGCCGCGTGAAGCTGATCCCCTGGGAGCGATTCTTCAAGCCCGAGGAACGCGACCACCGGCTCGGCGAGAAGCTCATGGCCGAGGCTCAGGGCATCTTCACGTGGGCTGTCCAAGGTGCGATCACTTGGTACAAGACCGGCCTCCAAGATCCGGACATCATCAAGAACTCGACGAAGGAATACCGGGAAACCTCCGACGCCCTCGCCGGCTTCCTCCCTGGCGTCTTCGTCGCGGACAACTTCGCCGGACGAGTCGACGGAAAGGTGCTTTTCGACGCCTACCTCCAGTGGGCCGACGAGGAAAACCTCCCCGCCAAGGAGCGCTGGACGCGCCGGACATTCTTCGGAGCCCTCGAAGAGCGCGGCCTCGTGAAGCGGAAAACCAACAAAGGCATTGCCTTCGACGGTATCCGCCGCGCACGGCAGACGGACATGGTCCCAGATCACGCAGAACCCGAGCGAGCAGAAGAGGACCCGCTGGCCGACTCCTCTATCGAAACCGAACCCACACCCGAGGTCCACACCATCAGCGGCGCCGACCTCGACTCAGTCATCTAGGAGAAAACAAGCATGGATCTCGACGACGACGTAGATCTCGAACTCGACGAACGCGAGTACATCTGTCCGGAATGCCGCCTCACTCACTGGCGCGGCGCTCCGGACCCTTGCGATCGGAGCTAGGCGTGGACCTCTGGAATACGCCGATCTTCGACCAAGTCCGGAGCCTCTACCCCGAACTCGAATGGGCTCAGGAGTACGAAGTGCTCCGGACCTGGGGAGGCGACGAGCTCAGGATGATCCCCACGAGCCGCCTCTACACCTTCCCGCTCCCTGATTGATACACCGCCCCTCCCCTCGTGACTGGACTCCGGAGGGAGGGGCGTCCAGTCCGTATAGCTCAGCGTGGCAGAGCGGCCCTCCGGAGACGTCCGGAGCTAGGGCAGGGACGCCGGTTCGACCCCGGCTACGGACACTATCCCCCGTTTACACGACCTTAGGAGGCTGTGCCTTGATTACCCTTGCCCACACAATCGCGGGCGACGACTGCCGGATCTTCATGCCCGAACGGCGGCAGGATCTCGCGGGCTTCGACGCCTTCCTCTCTCAGGGCGACAAAGTCCTGGGCCTCGATACCGAAACGTCCGGCCTCGGCATCTACGAGAACACCTTCAAGACGCGCCTCGTCCAGATCGGCAACGCCGTCGAGGCTTGGGTCCTCCGCGTCGACCTCTTCGCCGACCTGATCGTAAAGGCCCTGCGGCAGAAGCGGCACTTTGTAGTCCACAACGCCGCCTATGACCTTCAGGTAATCGACCGGACGCTCGGCGTGAAGATCGAGGAGCTCGCGGATCGCGTCTTTGATACGCGGATCTTCGCCCACCTCCTCGATCCCCGCACGAAGTCCGAGGGCGGCGCCGGCCTCCACCTGAAGGAGCTTTGCGAGATCTACGTCGACGACCAAGCCCCCGACACCCAAGAGGGCCTGTCCTCGATCTTCCTGAGCCTCTTCAACGCCTGGAAGAAAACCGTCTCGAAGGAAGAGATCGACGCCTTCGTGACCTACGCCGGCAAGCGTCCACATATCCCCTTCGGCTTCGCAAATATCCCCATCGACCACGAGCTCTACGTCCGCTACGCCGGACTCGACGTGATCCTCGTGACCCGTCTCTTCTACGAGCTCGCGCCGATCATCAAGGAACTCGGGCTCAACCCGCTCTCCAAATTCGAGCATCACCTTCAGGGCCTCATTGCGATCATGCAACGCAAGGGCATGAAGCTTGACGTGAACTACATCAAGCAACTCCGGCTCGACCTTATGAAAGAGCACGAAGAGTTCAGCCTGATCGCCAAGCGCTACGGCGTGGACAACATCAACTCCACCGACCAAGTCGCCGCGGCGCTGGAGGGCATGGGCGAAATCCTGACCGAACGGACGAGCACCGGCAAGCCCAAGGTCGACAAGGCCGTTCTGTCCGTCCTGGCCGACCTTGACCGGGAATGGGAACGGATCGAAGCCCGCGAGCCTAACCCGCTGGCCGACGCCGTTATGCGGGCCAAGAGGGCGAGCAAGTGGAATACAAGCTACGTCGACGCCTTCCTGAACTACCGCGACCCCGACGACCGGCTTCACGCCTCGATCGGTAGTCTTCAGGCCCGCACGGCTCGAATGTCCGTCTCGCGCCCGCCGCTCCAACAATTGCCCTCCGGCGATTGGAAGATCCGGCGAGCCGTCGTCGCCGACCCCGGCGAGCTCCTGATCTCGTCTGACTACGACCAGATCGAGCTCCGCGTGCTCGCGGCCCTGGCTGACGTACCGGCCATGAAACACGCGATCGAGACGGGCGTCGACCTTCACGGCTACACCGCGGAACTGATCTACGGGCCGGAGTACACGAAGTTCCACCGGAAGCTCTCCAAAGGAACCGGCTTCGGCAAGGTCTACGGCGGCGGCGCTGAAACCCTGGCACGGCAGACCGGCGCCGATATGGAAGCCGTGAAGCACGCGATCGCCGAGTATGACCGGGTCTACCCCGAGATCAAGCGCTACTCGAAGAAGCTCCAGAGCCGAGCCGAGTTCGGCAAAAAGGAAGTCGTGACCGTCTCGGGCCGGCACCTTCCCCTCGACCGTGACCGTCTCTACTCCGCGACGAACTACGTGATCCAGTCCACCGCCCGCGACATTCTCGCTCAGGCGATCGTCGACCTCTTCGACGCCGGCCTCGGCGAGTACCTGCTTCTCCCGATCCACGACGAACTCCTGGCTTCGGCACCGGCTGACATTGCCCACGACGTAGCCCACGAGATCGGCCAGATCATGAGTGGCATGTTCTACGGCGTGCCACTGAGCTCGACCGGCGAAGTCACCGGGAAGAACTGGGGCGCCGCCTACGGCTCCGATCCAGAGGCAGGTATTTGGTGACCGTTTACACGCCCGACGCCGTCGCCCGCCTTATCCGTTGGCGGCGGCATCAGGTCCTCGTCCACTCGATCCTTTACTACCGCTTCGACTCCCCGATCATTTCCGACCACACCTACGACTCACTCGCTCAGGAGCTAATCCAGCTTCAGCGCGACTACCCCGAAATCTCCGAGAGCGTCGACTACAAGCTGGACGCCTTCCGAGGCTTCACGAGCTCCACCGGCTACGACCTTCCGCTCTTCTCCCCCGGCGAGGTTGTCGTCGCTAGAACCCTCCTCAAACTCCGCAACGAAAGGACCGACTCATGACCGACAAGCTGACCGAAGCCCTCCGCGCCGTCACCGCTGAAAGCCTCCAGATCATCCGGCTACTGGACGCCGCGGCAGAGATCCAGTGGGAGCCCTCCCCGGTCCCGAAGCCTCGCGAGGACACCACGCAGCGGGCCAAGGGAGGCCACGGTGACCCGACCGGGGACATTGTCCTCGACGCCCGCCGTTTGGCCGTCAGAGAGTCCTTCACCCGCGCAGAGCGGGCCCTCGCCGACTACCTCGCCTTCCTTCGGAGCACCCGCCAGGAGCTCGCCCGAGCGGTCGAAAACTGGAACGGCGAGACGGTGGAATAGCCCCCGCAACCAGCGAGCGCACCGTTGAAGTTACAAGTTGATAACGGTGCGCTCAACGGTTTGCGTATGACGACTTGCGTGAATATCTTCTTTGTCACAAGCAAGAAATCTATAGCAACCACCATAGAAAACCCCTAGTCAAAGGACGAAGTTAGGGACCCCAGGAGGGTCGCCTGATCAATCCCTTGCTCCCAAAAACAGGTAGTCGCGCAAAGCGACATACGCAAACAGAAAGAGACAAAGAAATGCACAACGCAACCGAGATCTTCAACGCCACCGCTGAGCTCCGCTTCGAGTCCGTCGAGGCCGAGCGCGAGGCGATCGCCGCCGCCAAGCAGGGTGACAACGCAGCAATGGAGTCTCTCCTCCGCGCCTACGCCTTCGCTATCAAGAGCGCCGTCTCCCGATTCCGCGCCGAAGGCGCCTCCGCTACCGCCGACGAAGAAGATCTCCGCTCCTCTGCCCTCCTGGGCTTCGTCGAGGCCGTCAACACCTTCGACCCCGACAAGCACGAGCGCCTGGCCGCCGTCGTGAAGAACGTCCTTGCCCGCACCCTCCGCGAGGAATACATGACTCCGACGGCCTTCAGTGTTCCGGACCGGACCCTGACCCGCTTCTACGGCATCCTCCGCAAGGCCGAGGGCAACGTGTACGAAGCCGCCGCCCTGGCTCCCCAGTTCGACATGAGCCGCGAGACGTTCTTCGCCGTTCTCTCCGCGGTTCGCAATGTCGACACCCTGGACGGCGCCCCGAACTCCGACGACGAGCTCCACGGCGACCTGACGGCCAGCGCCCGTCCGCTCTGGGACGGCGCGGCCAGCGACGCCGAGGACGCGATCCTAATTGCCACCGCCTTCGAGGCCGTCAACGACCTGGAAGAGGAGGTTTGCCGGCTGGCCTACGGCTTCACCGAGTACGAGCCCGTACCGGACGCCGAGATCGGTCACCGGCTCGGCCTCAGCCGCCAGAAGACACAGCGGACCCGCTCCTCCGCTCTCGGCAAGATGCGTCAAGCTTTGGCAGTCGCGTAAGGCGACACACGCTAAGCGCTTTTATTCGAGCCCCGGTGCTTATGTGGCACTGGGGGCTCGACGCTTTTCCGGCAGCAGCCGTGATGTGGACCGGCTTAGAGCAGGTGCCGGAGCCGCGCCGCTTCAAGCAGGTCATTCTGAAAGTCACCCAGGGTTGCTCGGGTGTACATACCGTCAATGTCTCGGGAAACCCACTTATCGTGAATTTTCGCCAGATCAGACTTCCGCCGATTCCAGCCGATCCCGTCAATCACAGCCATAACGTATTGGTTCGGCCGGCGAACGGAGGCCATCGACTCGATCTCTCGAACTGCATCGCCAAGCTTGCTCCCCGTTGAGTCGAACCCCTTCGCAGCAACAACGATTTGCGCGTCAGATCCTTTTCCAGGGATAGCTAGGTCGAATGGGGCCTCCTGGCCGTCGCGCCCCACGAAGGTTCCCCGCAACTCGTAGGGAAGGCCGAGTGTTTTTGCAATGGCTTCTATTTCGTCTTCGAGCTTTCTGCCAGCGTCAGAGGCTCGCTTCGCGAACGCTCTTGTACCCGCCCTCGCCACCAAAACGTCACCGAAGTCGTAATCTCGATTCAGCTGTCCGGCAAGCAGGGCTACCAGGCCAAATGCGTCGTCCAAGTACTCGACTAGCTCCACGGACTTGTCACGCGCCAGCGTGACGTAGCCGGAAGTGCCAAGAGCATATTTCAGGTTATTGAGCAGCTTTTCCTTCGAAAGCCCAACAGAGAGGCCCAGGGCTTCCACGTATCTAGGACGAGTGCTGATCCACTTCGCCAAGCTCTCCTGCGATATTTCGTCCAAGTCCGCCAAGTCTGCGGCGGCTTTCTTAATCAGAATGCCGTCCTCGGACTCAATTGTGGGGTCGGGGTGACTGGACTGGGCACCCAACGTCGCCATGTACTCGTCAAGAGTGGGAATGGAGAGCGGCATCCCCTAGTCCGTTCCGATGAAGAGGTATTCAACGACGCTGCGCCGGTTGGCCGTCGAATGAGTCCCAAAGTGGTAGGTGTGCGGAATTACTCGGACTTCAACGCTTGACTTCACTTCACCGAGCATTTCTTTCAGGCGGGCTTCGCCCGGCAGTGCATTGGACGAATACGAAAGGACTATTGCCCCGGAATCCCTAAACCGGTCCAGCGTCGCCTCCAGAGCACCTTCGATGGTCCTCTTGTTGGCGAAGAGAGAATGCCGCTTAGGGAGCTTCTTTGTCTTCGTCCAACTCATGATCTCCCGGCCTACCCAGTAGTCGGAAAGACCTTCCAGGAAGTGGTAGCGCTTGGTGTAGTCGGCGTCGTCCGTCGGAGGCGCATACGGAGGATCGAGGTACACAACGTCAAACGACTTCACAGGCACATCACAGACGTCACCGGTGTAGGCGACCTTGTCTCCTTCGCTGGCGAACACAGCGCAGTTGTACTCAGCGGCCCGCTCGCGAAAGTGCTCGCGTAGAGAAAGACGGAGGTCACGCCGACCGTCGTTGTAATGATCCAGGTCGCCCGAAATGGTAAACACCCCACGAGGCTGCTTCCGCGCCGCCGAAAGAATAAGGGCAGCTAGAGCCAGGTCGCGCTCCGGTCCGACCATCGAGTCAATGTGAGACCACGCCGAGTCAAGGAACCGACGGTCCTCCGCCGTGAAAAAGACGTTCTCGAACGTGCTTTGAACAAAGTCTCGATCGTCTGCGGCCGGCCCTGTGATCCTGTCTATGGTTTCGTCGGAAAGGCGGACTGAATCATTCACAATCGCCGCTCGTGCAATAACGCTCGGGAAGGACAGATGGTCGTTCGATGCCACGGAGTAGCCCATAGCCTTAGCCAGATAGCCAACAAACCCTGACCCGCTGAAGGCATCCAGAAAGGTCGATCCGCCCACGTCTGCGAATGCGCGTTCCAGATGCGGCGCAAGCTTGTACTTGGAGCCCATGTACCTTAATCGCGGAAAGTTCGCCGCGAGCCCGCCTTCTCCGCTATTAGTTGAGGCTTGCATAGCGGCGAGGGCCGGAGGCATCCATACTCCCATTCTGTGACATTCCAATAAGCACGGCTCAAAAGTGCGGCCCGCTCTGTTTCCCTCCAGACTATCCCGGACCACCGTCAAAACCGTGCGGGCACCCGGCGCCACTCCGGCGAATTACGCAAGATCACTTCGACGTCCCGACTTGCGTAAGACGCCTTACGTTAGTTACTCTTTAGGCACCACCAGGAACACAAACCCCAACCGCCGAAGGAGCTCACGATGACCGCAAAGTTCAGCACCCGCGAAGAATGGCTTGTAGCCGCCGTCACCGCCCTGGCCCCGCTCTTCGAGGAGCTCGGCGAAACCCTCCCCGAGGTCCGCGTCTCCGTAGGCTGGCCCGGTGGCAACGGTCGCAAGAACTCCGTCATTGGCCAGTGCTGGAGTACGAAGGTCGCCGCCGACAACGTCTCCCAGCTGTTCATCAGCCCGGTCCTCGACGAGGCGGTTCGCGTCCTCGACGTTCTGGCCCACGAACTGATCCACGCAATCGACGATTGCGAGAGCGGCCACAAAGGACGCTTCGCCAAGATCGCTAAGGCCCTGGGCTTGACCGGCAAAATGACCGCCACGGTCGCCGGTGACGAACTGAAGGCCCAGCTTGAAGAGATTGCCGCCGAACTTGGCGACTACCCTCACGCCGCCCTCGTGAACCCCGGCGCCGGCGCCGAAGGCCCGAAAAAGCAGAGCACCCGCATGATGAAGGCGGAATGCCCCGAGGGCTCCGGCTACAAGGTCCGCCTGACCCGCCAGTGGCTCGCCGAGTACGGCGCCCCGATCTGCCCTCACTGTGGCGAGCAAATGCGCGAAGCGTAAAGCGACACCTGAAAGAAACGACGAAAGGAACAGGCAGCATGACCGCATTCATCATCACCAAGGACAAGATCGCCAGCGAGGAGGACCGCGCCGCCCACCCCGAAGGCAAGAGCAACTTCTATGCGAAGGGCATCATTGGGCCCCGCGACGCGAGCGGACGCGACGAGGCCCGTCTCCTGGCCGGGGAGGGCATCCCCTTCCGCCTCCTCGACGACGACGGCGAGGTCTACTACTACGGGCGCCGCCTCGAAGAGTCCGACGCCGACGCAACCTACGCCGGAGAGCGGGAGCTCGCCCCGCTCGACTGCTTCGGAAGTCCGAACGCCGGAGCCGTCATTCAGGAGGAGAAGGACGCGGACGGCAAATGGCGCCCGATCAACTGAAACATTCCCACAGAAGCCCTCAGCCTCACCGCTGGGGGCTTTTTCGTGCCCTGGCGACACACACCTTCACAGTGAGGGATAGCGCGGCGCCACCACTAACCTCTTACCTATGCCCTTCGATCCCCGGCTTATTATCCGCACCATCGGCGAGCTCAGCGAGGGGATCTTTCCGGTAATCGGCCCCACTGTCGATCTCATTGATTTCATGGTGCAGGCTCGCAAGTCCGCCAACGAGCGGAAGCTTGATGCCGCGATCGACAAGCTGTCCACAGACGATCTCTACAAACTGGCTCTCGAATCCGGGTTACCGCCCGACGACAAAGCTCTTCAGGAGCTCGTCAGGACTTATGCCAAGTCGGTAGATGACATGGAGCGGGCAACTGAGGAACTAGATCCTGAGTTACAGGAACCCGCTCGGCGAGTTGTTGAAGCCAACTTCGAATACATCGAGGCGGAGCGAGAGGCCCGAGAAGCTCTTGAAAGCGGCGACACTGTCGCCCATGCCGCCGCAGTACGGAAGCTGGAGCGGATCGACAGGGAGATCCAAACTTTTGAGTTGATGAAGGGCATGCACGATGCCATGAAGCAGTCGGCGGGTACCCTGGCGGAAATCAAGAGCGCCCGAGAGTTGGCCGACCGGGAACAAGCCAGCCAAGCCACGTTCAATAAGAGAATGGCGCTCGTCGCTATTATCGTCGCCGCTGGCTCACTGGGCGCTGCCGTGGTCATGCCGTTCGTGGAGCACTGGGTCTTCCCCGACCAAACCACGGTGATAGTCCAACAGCCCGCCGGAGCGCCTTCCGCGGGCGTCGCTGCCCCATAG